TGCGACCCCTGATCCGGTGCCTGCCATACCCTGCCGACGGGGTATGAGAACCGACCCGGAGACTCCAGCTGACTCCCCAGTTCGCCTCGATGAAGTTGATATACGTGGCATCGGAGTTGTCCGAGGTCACGGCCGACATGGTGCCGGACGGCACCACGGTTCCGGCCCCGGTATCGCGGACCGACACCGGGCGCAGGACGTCCGTAACAGTCATGACTTCATCCTGCCATGCCGGGAGGGCTTGCCGAACTTCGAAGTGATGCGGTAGCTTGTGCTCCTGAACGAGGATTGACCGGCCTGACCGGTTGAACACCCGGGACTATCGTTCGTCCCCCGCGTGGTGGCCACCACCCTCTACACCCCAACATCGGCAAGTTGCGGCGCAGGCTGCGGACCTGTCGCGATGAAGTCCGCCATAACCTGGCGGATGCGCCCCACCTTGACCACCTTGACCGAGGTGGCAACCGGTGCTGCCCAGACTTCGAAGGAATCGCTTGGGCTGACCAGAACCAACGGCCGATTCAGCACCTCCATCAAGGAGGCAAGATCGGCTTCCGACTCCACGGCTGTGACCATGTGCAGGTTCCTGCCGCCCGGCGCCGATGACGTGACGAATCTCGTCCCCATCACACCGGTCGCGCTGGTGAAAGGCCTGTCCCGGTCCCAATCGATGATGCCGCCCACCTGGACCCAGAGCGGACCGTCAGGTCCTTCGGTCCGGATCAGGTGGTAGTCCCCGTCCCACGTCAGGCAGAACTCATCAGGCTCCGGGGGAGGAGTCGGTTCTGTCATCAGCTGGACGAACGCGACCTCTTCATACGGAGGTTCGGACGTCGTGTTGGCCAGCGTCCCGGATGTCACGCTGGCCACCGTCGGCGTGGCCGTCGCCGTGTCCCCGTGCGTGTGCGTGTGCGTGCCGTTGGCCACCGACACGGTGACCGTGGTGGACACGTTCTGCACGGCCGCATTCTGCGCGCCCACCGTCATGGTGTGTGAGTGCGTGCTGGTCGTGTGGTTGTGACTGGGGCTGGTGTGACTGTGCGGGTTGAGCGATCCGCCGGTTGTACCGAGCGACGTCGTAGCGCCCTTCGGGTACTTGGCCACCAGGTCCGGCTTACCGCCGGTCCCGTCGCACAACTCCCAGTTGGTGGGGATGGAGCCGAGCGACCCGCGCCAGATGCCGATGATGCCGACCGGCATCGACACGTCTCCGGAGGTGTTCTCCTGTACGCGCACGTTCACGAACGGAGGCTCATCGGTACCGAGCGAGTCGGCCCCGGAAGTACCGGACCCGCCGGACGTGAGCGCGGCCGACGTGCTGGACCCGATCACGATCGGGTGCGCGTGGCTGGCCGCCCACACAGCGGAGGTCGGACCAGCGCTGAGCGTCAGGGTGGAGGTCACCGAGTTGGTGTTAGCGCTGGTGTGCAGGTGGCTGGTACCGGCGTGCGTGTGGGCGGCGACGCTGTGCGTGTGCGAATCGATCGCGCTGGCCGCCGTCGCGCCGCCGTCGCCCGCTGCTGCCGCGCCCTTCAGGAACCTGCCCGTGGCCGCCGCGTGGTCGGTCCAACCTGACAGTGAAGTGTCAGGAGAGAGACCCAGCGCGCCGTCCGGCACGCCGAGCGGCTGACCGTTGCTCTCGATGAACAGCACCTCCAGCCGGGCCGGGTCGTTGTTCCCCGAACCGATGGTGGGCTGAGCCGTGCCGGAGTCGACCGTGGCCGAGTTGGTGGACGGCGTGGTGTGCACGTGCGTCGCCGCGATCGCTGTGGACCCGGCCGCGCCGGTGGTGGAGCTGAACGAACCCACGGCGGCCGACGTGTTGGCGGACGTGGTGTGCACGTGGCTGGTGTCGTGAACGTGCGTCGGCACCGTGTGCACGTGACTGGCGGCGCCGCCGGTACTGCCCGGCTCGGTCCCGGTCGTGGCCACGCCCTTCGCATACTTCCCGTCCAGCTCAGTGACCCGGTTCCAGCCCTCCGGGATGCTGGCGTCGGTGTCCGGCCACATGAAGACGATCCCGTTCGGGATGCCGGGATCGAACGCGTTGGACCAGTTGCTGATCTGTACCTGGCCATCGATCCTCCCCACGGTCCGGGCCCGGTAGTACGAGCAGCACGGGTCCGGCGTGTGCTCACACGTCGACTCGATGCCGGTCCGGGGAAGGGTGTAGTCGGTGTACGTCGTGCACTCATCGGTCTCCAGCGGGCCGACGATCGCCACGCTGGTCATCTGCTGATCCGAGACGATGGTGGCCGGGACGTTGACGGACCACACGTTGGCCTGGTCGTCGGTGACGAACGCGGTCCCGGACGGCAGGCCGGTGAAGTCCGGCGACATCGTCACGGCACCGAGCGGCCCGTTGCGGAACTGAACCCAGTACAGCCGTCCGGCCCATTGGTTCTCCAGCCCCGACCCGATGTACGCACCGACCATGTAGTCCGTCGAACTGGCGAACAGCGACGTGGTGCCACCACCACTGTTGGTAACCGGGTCGCCGATCGGGTCCCAGGTCACGCCCGCGTCGTCCGACGACTCGAACGTCGCGGTCCACCCACCAGCCCCGTCGTCGGTCAGCAGCGTGCCACGCAACAGCGATCGGCCGAAAGCGTCGAACGGGACCTGGACCGTGCCGACTGCCTCCTGGGTGGACGCGGTGCCGTCCTCACTCCAGCGGATGATCGGGAACCCACCGGCCACGATGCCGAACCACCAGGAGCGCTGGTCACCGTTGGTATCGAAGTGGCTGGCCAGCGTCTGTTCGCCGGTGGGGAACCAGTCGTCATCACGGGCTACGTAGGCCGTGATCTCCAGGTTGGTCAGCGGACCCGGCGAGCTCGCCGACGCGGACGAGAAGTCCTCCCCGGTCAGGTTCAGGTAACCGCCCTGAGGACAGTCGACCCGCTGGATCTCGATGTACGCCTGGTCGTCATCGAAGTCCCCGGCGAACGGTGCGCATACTTCAAGTTCGTAGAAAGGCGTGCCCGGCACCTGGGAGACGATCGGGTTGTCCGGCGCCGGGATCGCACCCACGGCGACCGTGAACGACACGGTCTCCTCATCGCTGGCGTACTCGGTGTTCTGTCCCAGCGTGGACCAGATCTGAAGGTGCGCGACGTACGCGCCGTTGTCGAGAGCGTCGGTGATCCGGACGGCCGCCGGGCCGCTGACGATCCCGGTGTCCCAGACGATCGCCCCGCTGAGCGTGACCCAGTAGCGGTACTGCCGGGCAGACAGGCCGTCCATGTCCGGACTGCTGGCGAAGATGCCTGGCTGGGCCGTATCGGTCACGGTGGTCGTGGACGTTCCGGTGGAGTCCAGCACCTGAGGGGTGAACGTCGGTGCCTCGCGGGAGTCCACATCGATATACAGCTCTTGGATCTTGACGCCGGAACTCTGCCCGGTGACGTACGCCGACAGCACGGTGGAGCCGTCCGGCAATACGCCGAATCCCCAGGCTCCGGTGACCGTGGTCGGGGAGGAAGTGAACGGCGCAGCCGCGCCAGCGATCAGGGCGCCGGTCGCCAGCCGGACCGCGCCCCAGGCATCGCCGTCCTCACCACGCATCCGCAGCCGGACCGCGTGGCGACGCTCGCCCACCGGCGGCGCGTCAGCGGGGGTCGCCAGGATCAGGGCCGACCCGGTACCGCCCCACAGCGCGTAGCTGGCGTCCGAGTCGTCGGAGGTGACCCCGTGCAGGGTCCCGCTCGGCGTGGCCGTCCAGCCGACACCTGACGAGGTGGCGGACGGCCGGAGAATCGTCGTGGTCGCCATGGTCGCTCCCCGTCAGCCCTGTGCGTTCGCGAGTGCTTCGAGCACGGCTTCGGCCGCCTCGCGCCCCGCCTTCTCTCCGCTTCCCTGGATCACGATGGCACCCGGCATGATCGTCACGGTAGAGGTCCGGCCACCGGAGGGATTGGCCGCGCTGCTCCCGTCACCTCCCCGGGAGCCCGGGGTGGTGAACCCAGGCAGGTCGCCAGTCACCGACCCCAGCGTCTTGCGGATCGAGGAGATCTGATCGTTCAGTCCGGACTCGAACCCTTGCATGACCATCCGGCCCGAGTCCCGCAAGATCTCCCGGTCCACCTCGGCCGGGCCCTTCCAATCGGGGAGCATCGACGTCAATGAACTGAGCAGGCCACGCACCCGATCGAACCCGGACTGGATACCGGAGATCAGGCCGTTGATGATCGAGCTGCCCGCGCTGACCAGCCATCCAGCGGCACCGACGAACGCTCCAGTGACGGCACTCCTGATCGAACCGATCCTGGACTTGACAGCCCCGATCATCGAAGAGATGCCGGAGATGAGTCCGTTGATCACGGACTTACCGGCGGACAGCAGCCACGATCCGGCAGAACTCGCCGCGCTGACGATCGCGCCCCTGACTGTGGTGATCGCGGACCGGACCTTGGTAACGCCCGCCGAGATGATCGATGAGGCGAACGACGCCATCAGCTTGACGCCCGCGACGACCAGAGCGGCGGTCGCCGACAACACGCCGTTCACGATTGCCGCGTTCAGCTGGATGATGCCACGCAGGATCGAGGGGATGGCCCGCACGAACGCCGCCCCCAGGGCTGCCATCAGTTGCAGCCCAGCGCTGATCAGCGCTGGGGCGTTGGCGACGATCACGCCGACCAGGGCGGGGATCAGCGTGCCGGTCACGAACGTCATGATCTGGGTGGACGCACTGATCATCCCCTGAAGGATGTTGACCAGGATGTTCACGCCGGATTGGATTATGCCCGGGTTGTTCTGAAGCGCCGTGGTGATCCGAGGCAACAGAGTGCCACTGATGAATTGCAACAGCATGCCGATGTTCTGGACCAATCCGTTCGCCAATGAACGGAGGATCTCCCCACCGGCCGTCAGCCATTGCGGCGCGTTCTGGAAGAACTGTGCGATCGCCGGGACGATCGACCCGGAGATTATGCTGGCGATCGAACCGATGTTGTCGATCCAACCTTGCATGAATGTCCGGAGAGCTTCGGCGCCCTGCTGTATCAGCTGCGGTCCCTGGGTCCGCAACGCGTCTAGCAGAGCCGGAATGACCTGGGTCTGAATCGTAGACAGCAACTGCGGCAGAGCGTTTGCGATTCCCTGAACCAGCGCGAGAACCAGGTTCGTCCCCAGCAGCAACAGCTGAGGAATGGCAGAGATCAGCGACGACAAGATCTGTGGGATCGCCGTGATCAGCGCCATCGCCAGCTGAGGCAGCGCGCCGAGGATCCCTTCAGTCAGGCCCTGGACCAGACGGATTCCGGCGTCGATGATGCTCGGGATCAACCCGACCAGTCCCTGAACCAGGGTGATCGCGATCTGTGCGATCGCCGGGATCAGGATCGGTAGCGCCTTGACGATCCCGTCGACCAGCCCGTTGATCAGCTCCCCGGCTGCGGCGATGATCCGGGGAGCCGCAGCCACCAGCCCGGTGACCAGGCCGGTCACTACCTGGACCAGCGTGCTCGCGATCGCGGGGAGGATCTTAGGCAGGGCGTTCGCGATACCCAGGACCAACTGAAGGACGGCGTTAAGGACCATGGTCTTCAGGGCCAGGAATCCGTCGATCAATTGCGGGATGTGCGCGACGACGTAATCGAATCCGTCGGTGACAAGGGACCTGATGGCGACGACCGCGCGACCGAAGAAGCCCGGCCCGAATCCACCGAAGAATTCCTTTACGGCCACGTACGTCTTGGCCAGCCATTGAATGGCATTGCCGGACGCGACGATCATATTGCCCAGGCCTTGAATGAAGTCCTGGAAGAAGATCGTTGCGGCCGGTCCGCTGTTCGCGATGGACGAGAAGAATGTGGAGAAGTCGGTGCCCAGTCCGGGGAGGACGGCCGCCATCCCTGCTAGGAACGGAGCAGCCGACCGGATCAGGTCGCGGAACCCAGGGAGTGTCTTCTGGACCAGACCGGCCAGTCCCTTGGCGAACGGCTCGATCGCGGGGGCGATGTCCTTGAACGCCCCCTTCACCTCCGGCCCGATCTTCACGGCCAGATCTCGGAACGTGTTCAGCGCGCCGATCAGTGGCTTGAGGATCGGCTGAGCCGCGTCGGTGAACGTCTTTTTCACCGTATCGGCCAGCTTCCCGGCGGCGTCCTTCAGTCCGGGTTCCTCACGGAGCAGGAACGCCCCGAACCCGATCAGGCCCAGCCCACCGGCCGCGATGATCGACGATGCGATCAAGGCGCCGATGGCCGGTCCGATCACTGCCGCGAGCCCGGCCGCGATGCCGAGTCCGGCTGTGATGAGCGCCGGGCGCAGCAAACCCGCGAGACCGGACAGTCCATCGCTCAGGCTCTTGGAGAAGGATCTGACGGAGTTCTTACCGATCGATCCGAACCGGCTGTTGGTATCGCGGTCCACCCGGTTGAGGGCGCGGTCCAGGTCCCGCTTGGTCTGCCGGGCGAATCCACGGACGTCCCCGGTGACCTCGACGGTCGCTGAACCTACTTCTGCCACGCCACCAGCCTAGATGTCCGCCAGGTGTCACGGCCACCGGATCAGGGAGGGCATCTGGTCTAGGCTGTCCACATGGATGTCTCACGCGCCCAGCTCTCGAACCTCGGAGACACAGTCGTCCTGGACGACCCGATGTTTCCGTGGCGGGTTCAGGTGCGCTTGTCCGGCAACTCCGAACGTCCCGCCGTCACTGAGCTGATCGTTCGGTCCCGCGACGATCAGCCCATCACCGCCACGGTGCTGTCCCAGCTCCCCATCCGGCAGATAGCCAGCGTGACCGCGAGCGTGCTTCTCGGGGAGGGTGAGGCTCAGTACCGGATGCTGGCCCGGCCGCGCCCGAGCGGTACGCGTAGCTGGCCGGACGACCACTTTGAACGAGTGGTCAGGGTCGCGGCTTGGGCACGCCAGCGGGGCCGCTCTGGCGGGGCGGCCGGGGCCGTGTCCGAGTTCTGGGCCGTGGACTATCGGACGGCGCGTCGGTGGCTTTCCCGGGCAAAGGAGCTGGGGTTGGACGTGGCCCGGCCATCGTCTCGAACTCGGCCGTGATCTTGTCTTTGTTCCTCGATGACGGCTTACCGCCGGTCAGCGCCTCGTTATCCAGTAGGGCGTCGAACTTGGCCCTGGCCTCGTCGTCTTTCATCGACGCGCTGAGGATGACGTACAGCGCGTCGAGTGCAGCCCCGATTGGCTGCACGTCCCACCGGAATCCGGTCTGGGCCAGCTGTCCACCGATCAACGGCCACGACCCGGTTGCCACACTGGCGATGACGAACGCGACGTGAAGCGATCGGCCAGACACCTGCTCAACAACATCCCGCATCACCTGTGCCAGCTCATCTGCGGTGATGCGGCCGTCCATCAGCATGTCTTCCACGTCAGGACTTGACCCGATCAGGTCAAGAATCCCGGCGATGTTCGCGTCCACGATGACCGGCCACCAGTCGGCAGCGGGCAGGGCCGGGATGTCGAACTCCCGGCCGCCCAGTTCCATCGCGATCGGCCAGCACCGCATTGACGCGATCGGGTCAACGTCCACCAGCGGATCGCTTCTTCTCCTCGGCGCGCTGGTCCCGGCGCAGCTTCTCAGCTACCTGCCGCCGGATGTTGGCCAACCGCCGGGAAGCAGCGCGCGCCTGGGTCCGCTCTCCCCGGCTGTTCATTCCGGCAGCGCCCGGAGAGTCTGGGTCAACAGGGCCCGGATCGTTCCTACGCTGTGTTCGGTGCCGATCCGGAGACTGAGCGGTTCGAGCTCAGTAGCGACGATGAACACGTACGGCATGCCGTTCGCCAACGTGCTCAGCACCCGACCCTCCGCGTCACCCGGGTCGGCTTCGATCTCGCTGTATTCGCTCATGCCGGGTCCGCCAGGCTCCGGGCCAGCTCCAGGAGCCGGTCCACGGTCGCGCTCGGCGGAGCCCCGTCCCACTTGGGCGCGTGCTCCAGTTCGGGCACCGAACAGAAATCGTCCCAGTGCGAGAGCTTGTAGTGGTACGTGATCACGCCGTTGGGCAGGACGATCCCCACGATGAAGTACCCGCCCTCGAACATGGGCGAGTCGTCCGGGTGATGGGCCTTGCTCCGCCAGGAGTCGCCACCGCTCGCGGCGGCCCCGGCCAGGACGGCGGTCAGCGCGCGCCGGTGGTCGTACAGCTCCCCGAACGTGTGGTACCCGTCGCTGACCTGGTTGTGTTCGCCGGGGTCCAGCTCGCTCATCATGTCGTTGATCGTCCCCAGGAGAACGCTCATGCCGGGTCCGCCAGGTACGGGGGAGAGACCACGGCCGCAGGACGCGGCACCGAACCGGGCACACCGTGCTGGCTGATGATGCCCGCCCGGACAGCCGCGTCCTTGGCCTCGATCAGCTTGTTCAGCGCGGTGGTTAGCTCAGGTGAGTCGGTCCGGACCGTAGTGATCAGCTCGACGGCGGTCTGGTAGAACGGCCGCGAGAAGGCCTGAAGCGATTCGGGGAGGTGTGAGAACGTCAGCCACTGTAAGGCCGAGTACACGCCCGAGTGCCGGTGTGCGGTGATCGCCTCAGCGTGCTCGCGGGTCCCCAGGACGTTGATCGGATGGTTGCTGGACATCATCGGACGGGCGCCTTCCTCGTAGCCTTCTTGGGGGCGGCCTTCTTCGCGGCGCGCTTCTCCGGCCGCGTGCCGTGCTCGGCCAGCTGCGCGTCCGCGTGGTCCTTGAACGCGTCGACCACGGCGGTGATGAACGGTGTCACCTTGGCGAAGTCCAGAGTGCCGTCCAGGAATCGGTCGTCCATCCAGACCACGTCAGCCTTGTTGACCATCAGGCTGTTGACGATCCGAAGCATCCTCTCCATCGCGCCGAGAATCTCGGTACCGGTCCACGATGCGTCGATTGGTGCGTCGCTAAGCCGGGTCACTACCCGCTGCCAGGCCAGGAGCTGTTCGGCCGTGGGTCTGCGTACGTAGATCTCACGGTCACCCAGCATCACCGGCAGCTCGACCCGGTCCTCCGGATCCGGACCGGCGGGCTCAGTCTGTTCGGTCGTCATGGCTGTCACCCTACCACCTTGAAGTCGGACATCTCAGCCGATGCTGACCCGCATGCCCTCCCCGACTGCGACCTCCCGCAGAGCAGTGGAGAGGAACGGCCGACCGGCGCGAGCGGGTTGGTGGACCTCCCGGGCGAACACGACCTTGCCATCCACGACGAACCGGAGTCGGCCGTTTCCCTTGGCCCGGATGGTCAGCGCGCGCCGCCCCTCGTGCACGGCGGCAGCGTAGTTCGCGGTGTAGGCCACCTCGCCGACCACGACCAGGCCGCGCTCCCTGACACTCATCGTGCCGCTGGCGCGTAGGTAACCCGTGTCCACCGGGCACAGCACAGCGGACCGGTTCAGCGTCCGGCGGGTCACTCGGGTTACCAACCGCCGGGCGACCCTCATCCCCTCGGCGTTCAGCGCCGGGTAGTCCAGGTGCAGCCTGTAGCTCATGTCGCTGAGGCTACCTGGCTCTTGCGATCTTGAAAGTCATGGCTTTAAAGTCGAGATAGATGGGCGGTGGCCCCGGGTGGTGCGATCCCCCCGGGGCTTCCTGCTGTTCAGGACGAGGACGCGCCAGCGTCCGCGCAGTCACACGCCGGACCCATGATCGTCACCGGCAGCACCCCGCCGACACAGCCACCCTGAACCGCTACCGGTGACCACTCACCGGGGAGGATCTGCTGCTTACGCCGGACCGGGTCCATGGCGATCCAGCAGCAAATCGCACGGCGCATCGCAGCCGCAGCATCCATCACGGCCTGAGTCACCGCGTCCCACTCGGCGTTCGACGGGATGGACTCCGGGCCCGGTGTGGGCGCGCATCGAACCACGCCCATCTCCAGTACGACAGCCCAGGCTCGGGTGCCCTGCTTCTGTGCGACGGTGTCCTGGTTCGGGAAGCTGGCCGAACTGGGGAAGAACCGGGCCGGGCGGACCCAGGCCAGGCCGGAGCAGCACTCGTCATCCGACATCGACAGCAGGAACTCCACCACCGTGCCAGGCCTGATCCCGATGGACGCCGGAGCGTCGTCCCCCAGCTTGGCCAACTCGTCCTCATAGCAGGCCAGCAACTCACGGGCCAGCGGCATCACGAGTGGATCGCCGACGATCGAGACCGGCGCCGAGACGATCGCCAGCGCGGCCGAGAAGGCGGACAGCGTGGTGGGGTCGGTGACCTTGACCAGGATCGGGTACGCGCCCGCGAGCGCGTACGTGTGCGAGAACGTGGCCGCCGTGCCGGTGCTGGTCTGCCCGTCCCCCCAGGCCACCGTGTAGGTCAGCGTCCCGCCGTCCTCATCGGTCGCCTCGATGATGATCGTGGCTTCCAGCTGTTCGGTGCCCACCTCAACGGAGTGAATGACCGGCGCGTGTGTCTCGCCGGTGCCCAGCTCGTAACCGACGTCAGCGCCGTACCGGTTGGCGCCGAACGTGTTGTTGGGGAAGCCGGTCGTAGACGCGGTGAACAGGCCGTTGCCGTTGGTGGCGTTGCCCGTGGCCAGCGTGGTGACCGCGCCGTCAGAACTGGGCCGGTCCACCGTCAGGTTGCCGTTGGTGGAGCCGTACCGGTTGCCACAGTTGAACGACACAACCCAGCGCTGACCGGCGGTCCGCACCACTGGCGTGACCAGGTCGTGGCCAGACCAGCCCGCCGGAAGCTCAGCCGGAAGATCCAGGACCGCCAGCTGGAGCTGAGTGGCCGGGTTCCAGAGGTAGGCCTTACGGTTCGCTACGCTCTCCGCCGCGTGACTCCACACCCAGATCTGGGTGATGGTGATGTCGACCTCGGCGCGGTGCTCCAGGCCGACCTGACCAGGGCCCGGGATCTCCGTGATGTTGGCCGGGTCAGCACCGGCCCACGCTCTGGGCATCTCAGCTGCCCGCCGGGACGACGGTGTACCGGTCGCAGTTCTCGGGGAGGTCCAGCGACATCACGCGCGGCGGAGACTTGAGGCCGCCCGGGTTGAGCATCGCGACCACATCGTCCACCAGCCTGATCCCGCTGGCGCCGGTCACCGGGTCCGGCGCGGCCACCTCCACCTCGACGCCCTGACGTGAGAGCCGGGTCATCTGAGCGGGGAGCGAGCACGCGCCGCCGGTGAGGTACTTCCCGTACTGGCAGGCGAGCACACCGGCCGCGAGCGCGAGCGCATCAGGGATGGGTAGGCCGATCTCGTACGAGATGACGAACGTGCCCTCCTCCCCCGGCTCGGCCGTCACGGTCTGGCAGACCGGCCAGCACTCGCCGTCGATCCGGACCAGCAGCCACGCGCCACCCGCGACGTCCACCCGGTACGCCGACGCGGGGATCACATCCACGCCGACGGTCACCTCAGAGACCGCGTAGACCGGACCGCGCAGCACGATGCCGCACGCCGACGCGCCGCAGCACGCGGTAGTGCATCCGGCGTTGAACCATTGGCCACCGAACAGGTACGGGCCGCCGACTGCCGGGGAGGAGTCGAACCCGGGTGTCACCGGGTAGTCGATGTACTGGAGCGGCTGGCCCTTGCGCTGGTTCGGCCGGACCTCGACCGGGCACGGCCCGAACCGGCGACCGGTCGCGGCCCACAGCCAGAACGTGGCCAGGTCCAGGGCGGACATCTTAACGGTCGCGCTGTAGCCGGACCAGGCCGGGCACACTCCAAGAGCGGCCGGGTCCACGTCCCACGTCGTACAGGGTGCGGTCACGCCGTGCCTCCCTCAGGTGTCGTCCGTACACAGCCAGCCTACGGGACACCCCAGGAACGTCACAGGCCTGCCGGGAGCTGCTCCCGGCAGGCCTGTTGACACTCAACTGTCAGATGGTCTTGATGTCTTTACCGCCCTTGCCCTTACAAGCAGGGCAGGTGATCATGCGGCCTTTCCGGAGAAGAGTCCCAGGCCCCTTGCACGTCACGCATGTGCGCCAGCCCATCACAGCAAGCCCTGCCGTTTGGCTTCCCGGTCCAGGATGCGTTCGTACTCGGCCGGGTGCACGCGCTGGCTGAGCGGCAGACTGTCATACCGCCGATTGCCGGTGCCACCGCCGCGCGCAGCCGCTGCGATCGCGGCTATGCCGGTCTCACCACTCGTCTTGCGTCTCAACTCCGTGGCCGCCCTACGCAGGTCAGCGGGAGTCTTCTGCGGAACCACGCCCGTCGCTATGACCTTCTTGAGATCACTGTCCTTCATCGCCAGTAGCTCATCGATCGACGGCGACTCTGACTTTCGCCTGCCCCATCCCACGTTCACACCCCTCCGGCCGGGAACTTCCCAGCCTTCCCTGTGAGGTTACCAAGGCAGGGCTATCAGCGTCCAATCAGGACGCTTGAAAGAAGTAGTTGATACTTTGCAGTAGGGCCTGTAACGTAGGTACGGACAAGGACGACACAGATGGGGAGACAGCATGGCATTCGCCGACGATGACTACGACTTCCGGATTGAGCAGACTGAGATGACCGCCCGGGAGGCCAAGGCCCTACTGGGGCGCAACATCGAGAACAACCGCAACATCCGGCACGGCAAGGTTGACCAGTACGTCCGGGACATGCTGGCCGGGAACTGGCCGATCACCGGGGAGACCGTCAAGGTCAGCAAAGACGGTGATCTGCTCGACGGTCAGCACCGCCTGACCGCGCTCCTTCACGCCGCGAAGATTCGTCCCGACATCGCCGTCCCGATGCTGGTTGCCTACAACGTGGACGCGTCGGTGATGCCGGTCCTGGACACCGGGCTCCCCCGGGGTCTGCACGACCTGGTAGGGATCGTCGGCATCGGCGGTCAGACGCACCTGGTAGCGGCCGTGGTCCGGCGTGTGATCCAGTGGGAGGACGGTAACTTCATCGGTGTCTCTGGCCGCAACGGCGGCGTGCCGACTCACACCGAGTCGTTGGCGCGTCTGGACAAGGATGTCACCGGGTTCGTGGCCGCTGCTTCGCGTGGCCGGGACCTGCAACAGGCTCGGCTGGCACCCGGTGCGCCGAGCGGCACCGCGTTCTACCTGTTCGCCAAGCTCGACAACGACCAGGCCCACACGTTCTTCGATCACCTGCTGAAGGGTGCCAACCTGCCGGAGACCTCCCCGATCCTGGTCCTGCGCAACCGGCTGGTCCGGGCGGATCGGCTACGGGCGCACGAGTTCCTCGCGCTGTTCGTCCGGGCGTGGAACGCGTGGCGCGACAACCGGGTCATCGCGCAGGTCATGGTGAACACCAGCGGCGGAAAACTGACGAACCAGAACTTCCCGCAACCGAAGTGATCAAAGGGCCCGGCCGATTGGCCGGGCCCTTTGCCGTTGACACTTCACAGTCAAGGCATGGAGAAGCCCCGGGGCGTCCCCCGGGGCTTCCTTTCCTGACGTTCTGGAGGTTCGTCAGGAGCTCAGAGACTGGCAACCGCACGCCGCCTCAGGAGGCGGAAGCTGGGTCCAGATCGGCAGGTGGTGCGTGTCGTCCGGGATCGCGGTGTAGAGCGGGCTCGGGTCGCCTGCCTCGTCCACCACGACGTCGTACGGGCCGACGTCCCACGGCGTCCCCTTACGGGTCCGGCCCACCACCGTGAAGGTGATCAGGTCGTTGGTGATGGTGATGTCCTCAGCCAGCGCGCCCTCGGTCACCCAGGGGAGCAGGTTGTAGCCGTAGAACGGGAGCGAGCCCGGCGCGCACGCCTCCTCGGCGTTACCCATCCACAGCTCCAGGGCGAAGTTGGCGGTAGCGAACTCCGACTCCGTGACCGGGAAACCGATCACCCGGTCCTGGTCGTCCATGTACGGAGACAGGCCGGTCAGGATGGTGAACAGTTCCGGGTCCACCTCCTGGAACTGGATAGACACGTCGTACCAGTTGAGGATCGGACGCCCCCGCTGGTTCACGATCGCGTTCCCGTTCGCGGTCCGCTGGAGGAAACGTTCGCCCTCCTCGGTGTTCGGAGTGATCACGGCCTGCACGTAGCCGTCGCTGACGGCGTACGCACACTCCCCGAACTCCGGGTTACCGCAGACGTCCAGCCGGGTCACGCGCAGCGTTTCCCCCTGGAGCGGCTTGGCACAAACAAGGTTGGTCACGGTGAAGTCACCTCCAAGGGGTCGAACTCCGCCCGACCGGCGAAGCAATCGAAGCTCACGGCGTACGCCCGCTCAGCGACCAACAGGCGTTCGTTGGTGACCCGGTCGAACGCGTCATACGTCTGGACCTGCGCGCGCCAGACGTTCGTCTGACCAGTGATGATGACGGACCCCGCCGGGTACGCGCCGAAGCTCCAGATCGAGCCCATCGGCGTGACCAGCCGGTTCCCGTCCTTCAGGACCAGGCCGGACTCATGGCCGAACGCGGCCACCTCAACCGGCGCGTGGATGTAAGCGGAGTACCCGTACCCGTTGGTCGTGTACGCGTACCGCTCCAGCGCGCCAACCACATCGGTGATCAGACCTGGGTCGTATCCGGCAGGGATGTTCTCAGCCTCGCCGGACAGCGACCGGATACCCAGGGAATTGCCCTCGAAATCCAGGCCAGTCCAGAAGGCGCCCTCGACGGCCGCCTGTTCCGCTGTCTCCAGACGACGCTGAACCTTGGTCCGGTACTCGTCCAGGGTGTAACCCACCGCCGAACAGTTCAGCGTCGACAGGACGCTGAACACGCCGGTGACGACTTCTTCATTGTCCGTATCGTGCGGCTTCTCCGGCGCCGGGTTCTCCGTGTCGTAGCACTGCACGCCGTAGGCGTACGCGGCGCCACACGTGACCGGGACGTACCGGACGCCACCGCCCTCCCCATGAGCAGGGAGGTCAAGCGGTCCGCTCGCGGCCGTGAACAGTCCGTACCGCGACCGCAGAGGTTCCGGTGCGACTACGTCGATGCCAGGGACAAGAGCCATTACTCACCTCCTTCAAGGTGTGACCCCCGGACTGGGAGCGCTTGAACCATGGGTTGATCCAGTCCGGGGGAGCAGGGGAGGTGATCAGGCGCAGCAAAGACCGTTCGGGTCGAAGCCGACGGTGTAGAGGCGCGAGTCGGTGCACATCTGAAGGACGTTGAAGCCGTCCTCCGCGAACAGCGCGGTGAACTGGTTCTGCGTCAGCATCGCGTTGTCGTACACGGTGTCCAGGTTGATGACGTCCCGGGTGGCCTTGACCCAGGTCCCCGCCGGGTAGGCCAGGAAGCTGATGTCAGTCGGGAACGCGCCGAGCGGGGTAGCGCGACCCGGACCGTTCGCCAGACCCGAGAAGGCATCCTGCCAGTCGTAGACAAAGTGCGGGACGACGTGCCGCGAGGTGAACGCGGCCAGGATCTCCGAGTCGGAGACGTCCCACTCGGAGACACCCCGGCGCCGGGCGAGCGCGGCGCGCATGACCGGGATGGCCCAGTAGGGGAGAACGATCTCGATCGTGTCACCCCGGCCCATCCGGTTGCGGTACCGGATGTCCTCGGCCGCCAGCTCGACGGCGGACAGGAGCTGAGAGACCGCGTCGTCCCCGCCGGTGTTGTCGGCGATCGCCGCGACGACGGTGGAACCGGCCACCATCCGGGCGATGACGGACGCGTTCACCTTGTGGTCCAGCGCGATGAGCGCGCCCTGGGTGAACCGGCCGACCGCCTCCGGGTAACCACGCTGCTGAAGGAACGAACCGGTGATGCACACGTACGCGACGTCGAGCCGGACCTCTTCGAAGTCCGGGCACGGGATCTCGACACACACCTTGTCGGTGCCGTTCTCGATCTCGTACTCGGTGAGGATGACGTCGCCGTCGTCGCCGATCGAGTCGTAGATGGTGGCGAAGTTCGGGCCACCGTCGGACGGGATGTTGAAGCCACCCCGGACCGCCTGAACCTCGGGGAGGTCCAGCATGCCGTCGCGGGACTCCAGCGCGCACAGGTCGTAGATCGTCTCGGACGGGGCACACCAACCGGCAGCGGCGGTCAGGGACCGGCGAGCCACCTGCTCAGTCATCGAGGCTACGAGCGAGCCACCGGGGAGGCGGCGCTGGCTGGTGGCGTAGTCCAGGACGGACAGCGCGCCGTTGTTGCCGGTGATCCGCAGAGCTTCCGGGAACTGACGCTGGATGGCGACGTTGCCGTGCCGCTGCATACCCCGGCCGCCGATGGCGAACGAGTTGCCCTTGATGGCCAGCGGGCCGCGCGAACCCTTGCGGGTGGTGCCGCTGGACGGGTAGGTGGCCAGCCGACGGTCGATGATCGCGGCAGCCTCGGCGAACGAGTTGAGCTCAGTGCCGACGTTGGCCGCGTCGGAGGACGCCACCAGGACGGCGTACGTCTCGGCCGGAGCGTTCGGCGGGGTGTCCAGGGTGGTGCCGGATGCCTGGGCCGGGTTGTCCAGGATCGGGCGCGGGCTCGGGGCCGGAACCGGCGCGGGCTCCGGGGTCGGCTCCGGGTCGGTGGCGACCGGAGCGACCGGGGCGGGCTCGGTCAGGGTGGCGAGCGCGTTGCGCGCGTCCGCTCCCTGGGTGGCCAGTTCGGACCGACGGGTCTCATCGGCCTGGACGTTGGTCAGCAGGTCGCGGTACGCGATGAGCGCCGGAGCGGGGGTCTCTTCGCCGGTGAGAGCCTCACGGGCGGCGGTCCGGGCCTGCTCCGCGAACGCGGCGAATGCGGCGTCGTCCAGAGCGGTGAGATCGGCCGGGACCTCGAACGGGAACTCGAACATCGGGTCCTCTTCTCGGTGGTGGAGCTGTATCAACCCCCGCCCGGTCCTAGACCCTGACAGCGGTACGTATCGGTCGGATCGTAGCACCGGAAGTGACACTCAGATTGAGATGTCCTCTCACTTACCGCGCGGGCACCTGACAGCGATCCCGGTAAGGTAGGCGCATGACCAAGGCCAACAAGACCAATAAGGAAGACCGCTCACACCAGCCCTGTGCGTGGTGTAACTGTCAGCGCACGCAGCACAGCCGCAACGGCTGTACCAGTTGCGATTGCAAGCGGACGTACATGCAAGTCGGTGAGGACAACCGCTTGTAAGAACGACTGTTGACACTTCACAGTCATGGCTGTAATGTAGTTCTCGTAAGGCAGTGCGAGGCACAACTCCAAAGGGGAACGATGATGATCGAGACCGCCGGTAAGCCGTACATCATGACCGAGGTCAGCGTCACCAAGTCTGAGAGCGTCAGTTCCGCGCCGAACGGATCCACCCGGAACAACCGGGATTTCTACACGTACGTGACGTACACGCAGGACTGGACCACCGGACAGTACAAGGGCTGTACCTACAAGATCGTAGAGACTTACATCAGCCAGAACCCGGACATCCGGGGCCAGTACATCGGATCCAACTCCACGTTCGTGGTCGGGCCGGAGAACTGACAGAGAAAGCCCCCGGGAAACCGGGGGCTTTCTCTGTTCACGGTGTCAACAGAGAGGGGCTCGCCATGAACCCGATGTCTGACTACGTCCGGGATCTTCACGCCAACGGTGTGCACGTGCACTGCCGGTTGGCCGATGTCTGGCTGAAAGGCACCGGTAAGCGGGTTGGCGACGGTACCCCCCGCAAGTGCGTGCTGGCCGGGAAGGTCGAACGGCTGCACTCCCACGACTTCGATGGCCTGTTGGTATGTGGCTGCGAAGAATCTTGAGCGGCCGGTTGACACTTCACAGTCATGGCTGGTAAGTTACTCCCATAAGCCACACCGAACGAGGGAGCAGGACATGACCACCATCGCCCGCAACTACCGCAAGCACCCGCACACCGCCACCTTCCTCCAGACCTTCCACAGCGGAGTCGGCAGCGTCGCGGCACGCGACAACGCCAAGCGCGTACTGGCGGAAGCCCTGGCCGCCGGTGTCGACGGCCGCGACGACAACCGGGCAGAGATCGACCTGGCAGCGCGGCAGGCTGGGGAGGAAGATCTGCTGAACTTGGTCCCCCTGACCGACTACCGGCCCACTCAGGCCCAGGTCGCCTACATGTACGACATGATCCGCGAGATCGAGGCGGCGGACGCCGCGCTGGGTCAGCAGGCCAAGGACTACACGGTCAAGATGATCGGTCACTGGACCCCGGAGAACCTGCGCCGCTGGATCGGCAACCTGGCCGCCAAGCGCGCCGAACTCCGCAAGGCACCGAAGTTCGCTCCCCCGGCCCCGGCCGTCCAGGTGGCTGACGGCCGGTACGCGGTCGAGGAGGACGGCGCCCTCAAGTTCTTCAAGGTCAAGAACGGCAACCGCGCCGGGTTCGTCTTCCTGGACGTCCAGGCGTCCGACGACTGGCACTCCGTCCGCAACCTGACCCGCATCCGCTCGATCATCGCCTCGATCGCTCAAGACCCCAAGGCAGCGATGATCCGGTACGGGGTCGAGCTGGGCGAGTGCGGCCGGTGCGGCAGGACGCTCACGAGCGAGTACCGGAAGCTGGGCATCGGCCCGGTGTGCATCGACAAGTAGCCGGACGGAGCGGGGCTCCGGCCCCGCTCCCCGCACCAGGGGAGGAAGCAATGGCGAGGCACTTCGAGAAGGACATCGAGCGAGCCCAGGGAGCGACGGCCAGCGTCGGCAAGGCACCCGAGCGGACCGACCCCCGGACGCGCGCTGAGATCGAATCGTTCGTGAAGGGGTTCGCGCTCAGCGAGTCAGCCGTGCGTCAGATCGTGGACGAGTGGGAGGCGGACGCCAAGCGGGCCCGGGACGAGGGGTACGACACGGCCGAGTGGGACGCGTCCATCGGCGACTGAGCACGAGGAAGGCCCAGGGCGCTGGGAGCCCTGGGCCTTCTCGTCTGGGTGCCGGTCCGGTCGGCCGTGCACCGGGTCTTCCCCGCGCGGACACGTTCCCCGGGATCACCTGCCAATGGGGGCTGGCGGGCTCCGAGGTACGGCGGCCAGACAGGGGCCGCGTTGCCCAGATGAATCGACGGTACCCCATCTGGTCCGATGCATGGTAACCTCGCAGGTAAGACGTTGAAGTGAGAGAAGGGGAGCGAGATGCGGGATGGATGGGTTGGGGGCGCTACCGCCGCGATGATCGCGGCGACCGTCGGAGTCATCGTCTGGGTCGCCGTCGAGATGCACGCGTGGGAGAACGCGTGCAAGGACGCAGGTGGGCGCGTCGTCCAGTCCTACGTCGGCACGCACATCGAGTACATCTACAACGACAAGGGCCAGGTGGTCGGCAGTCACCCGGTGTCGGACTACCGGTACTGGTGTTCCGACCCGTCCGGACGGGAGATCGAGGTCTGATGAAGCGACTGGCAGCAATGGTCCCCAGCGAGATCGAGCCGGGAGACGTTCTAGTGGAGATGGGGTATGACGCCCACCGCCAGCGCCCGGACCTGGCCCGGGTGATCGGGGAGGTACTGGCCGCCCGGCGACAGGAGGACGAACGCTTCATCCGGTGTAACTGGTTGGTGCACACGCCTGATGGTGCGGTTGTCGAGTACCCGGCGGACAGCTCGTTCATCGAGCATCAGGTGTACGTCCGCGTTCCGGTGGAGAGTGAGTCCCGATGACCACGCTGGCGGTCCAGGTCGGGTCCACGATCACCAACGGGTCCAGCGCGCTGAGGGTGACCGAGCGGGTCGACAAGGACCCGCGCTGGGGCACCTCCGGGTGGCGCGGAACCAACATCTCGCTGGAGGCGTTCGGCGGGAACACCGGCACCACCGGGTTCGTCCCGGACTACCTGCTGACCGGCTGGTACCACGTGCCGTTCGAGTGGCGCGCGGTGATCGGCGGAGGGGCTGAGGAACGGTACGTGTGGCAGAAGGACTACCGGCACTTGATCCGCGAGGTGCGGCCGACCTTCCCTCGTAAGCCGTGTGACCAGCGGGAAGAGCACGATCCACATCTGTGGGAGCAACTCCACATCCCGACCGGTAACCCGCTGGTCGAATACACCCAGTGGTGGCAATGCGGAGACCCGCTGGCGCCGCTGGAGACGGAGGACCAGTCATGACCCGGGAGCCGGATCGCAAGCGAGGCAATGACGAACTGGACGACTACAGCCAGAAGGTAGAGGACCGGTTCGACAAGGAAGCGCGCGCCAAGGTCAGGCCGGACGGCTCGATCAATGGTCGCAAGATGGGCCGGTCGCACGCCACCGACGGCACTGAGTACCCGCTCTGATCAGGAGATTGACACTTCACAGTCAAGCCTGTAATGTAGCTCTCATGAACAACGGCAACGCACACCAGAGCAAGTGGTCCCAGCAGTTCCACGCGGCGCGCGGCGACATATCGCTACCCTGCCCGGCCGCTGAGTTCGGCGGCCACCCGGGACTCTGCAAAGAGGCGCACCCGGTAGGCATCACCGTCCTACCCGCCGGTGGCTGGAAGGCGACTCCGGTTGGGGACGGATGGACCCCTACGCCCGTGGAGACCTACGTCTGAGCACACGGAAGGCCCGGACCCATCAGGGTCCGGGCCTTCTCCGCATCCCCAGGTCTCCGCTCTCGCGGATGTCCCCTCAACCCGGGGCACCCGACCCGCGAACGGGTCAGGACGCCTTGACCACCTTGGACCCCGGGTGCTTGGCCGAGAACGACTTCGCCTCAGCCTCGCTGCTCTTGGTGATGCTCAGACCACCCGGCAGGGTCACCGTGTACCGCTCACGTTTGCCCTTGTTCTTACAGGCACACGCCATGTCAGCCCTCCCCCAGCATGGCGGTCAGCGCGCGGTGCGCGTCGTCGGCCGCCTTCACGTCGTCGGCCTCCACCGTAGCCTCCAGCTGAGCCCGCGCGGACAGGCGCGCCTGTTCGTCCCGCTCGGCCGCCAGCGTCTGCCGGACGATCGCCGCGACGTCCAGCGCCTCGCCGACCCTGAACGTGGCGGTCGCCGGGTCCGGGCCCAGCGACGCGGTCAGCGCGACCTGACGGCCCCGGACCGAGTGAGTCTCGACCACCGGGAAGCCAGGCTCGGAATGAGCACGCGGACCGGGGGAGAGGGCGAGCACCTCCACCAGCGACAGGCTGGAACCCACCTCGCGCCAGTCGCCGGAGATCTTCCGGCGCTCCAGCACCGCGCGCTCCCCGCCAGTCAGGCCCGGCTCGATCACTCCGGCCACGACGATGCCGTACGCGTCGGCGTACGCGCGTACGTGCGCGGCGACCGTCTTGTCGTCGTAGGCGTTCATCGCGGAACTAGCCGACATCGACAGGGCGGCATGCCTTCCGCCCACGGTGATCCGCCCGGCGCCGATCGGTCCGCCGTCGGCGGTCTCCACGGTGTACCGGTTGAACCAGGCGTAAGTGTCGTCCTCCCGGGGAGGAGTCACACACACGCCCTCGTACCCGACGTGACATGTGGCCCAGGTGGCGACGTGGCCGAACACCCGGCCGTTCTCCCAGTCCCAGGTGATCGCGGTAGGACCGGCCAGCTCAGGCAGTGCGAACGCGCCGATACTCGGCGCCGGTCGGCCACCGGAGACGCTGGCGATCAACGCGACGGTCCGGGCCGCGCGCTCGGTGTCGTCGGCCTGCTCGTCACTCTCCTCATCGGGGAGCAGCTCCAGCGGCCGGGACGTCTCGGAGAACGCGGGGATCGTCACCAGCGTGGCCGCGCGCACCCGCCCCTGGGTGATCAGGAGTTCGATCGCGGGCTCGGCCCCGTCGTTCTGCTCCATGTACTGCTCGACCATCTCCCAGTTGAGCGGCTCATCGGAGCCCGCCATGACCGGGGTGGCCTCGAACGAATCCAGGTCCACGCTGGGGCCCAGGGTGCCGCCGGTCATCAGGTGCATGGCTTCGGCCACGTCCTCGGCCAGCCGGGGCATCTTCTCCCGGTCGGCGTCGTCGAACATCACACCCCGGCCGAACACGGCTTCGGACGTGGCGTCCATCCCCTTGACCGCGTCCGCGCCGATCCATCCGTCGGCGACCGCGTCGGCGATCGTCATCACGGCGGCTTCCTGGATCGCGCCCACCGCGACGGCACCGTCGTGGCCGCCCTCCCGGGTGCGCGCCCACTCGAACGGCATCGGCATGTCGTCCATCGTGATACCGCCGGACGCGAACCGTCGTCCGTCGCCGGTGCTGGCGTTGATCGGTGCCAGCAACGTCCGGAACCTCGTACCAGGCATGACTTCCTCCCTCTGGCCAGGTTACCGGCCGCGCCGGAACTGACGGTTGCTCATGTCGATTGACTCTCCGCGTTCAACCAGTAACGGAACGCACCGGCACTGGATCACCTCTTGGGGAGGACCCGACGGGTCACCGGGGAACATCAGCGCGAAGCCGCCCACGATGAACGGCGAACCGAGCGGTACCCGCTGTCCGTCGGCGACCGCGTGTGTCTCGCGGGTCCTGTCGTCCGAAGTCGAAAGCCAGATGCGCTCGTACTCGGTATCCGGGTCTTCCTCCCCGATCGCGCTGAAAGCGTCGTTGCGACCGGCGTTCAGCGCGCCGATCGTCTCGGTCCGCGCCACCACGGTCGCCCGGTTCGGCCAGCGTTCCGACCCGGTGATTGACAGGATCGCGTCAATGCGGTCGCGCAGCTGAGGGATCGACTCACCCAGGTTCACGCCGACCGACACCTGACCGGCCACCAGATCGAACACGTCCTCCGGCAGACGGACCAGCCGGTTACGTACCTCGGTCAGGTAGGCGACCATCGAGGCGCGCTGATCCCACCGGTACCCGGAACCGAACAACCGGCGGAACGCCAGGCCCAGGGCCTTGCGAATCTCTCCTCGCACGATCAGCTCGACCGCCGCGTGCCACGCCGGTACGCGCGCCCATACGGCGTCAGGGTTCGGCCGGTCCCCGCGCAGCACCGCGCGGCCGGTCTCGACCAGCCAGCCGGACAGCTGCGCCCAGTAGGCCTGCCGGATCGCACGTTCGGTCTCGCTCACCTCGGCGGCAGCGGCCAGCCGCTCGGGGAGCCAGGGATCGTCCCCGCGCCCATCCCATGCGCCGGTCATCGCCCGGCCCTCGTCAACGCCGACTCGATCAGGTCGGCGTCATCAGCGCTGATGGTGATCGAAGTCAGGGCGACCGCCACCTCAGGATCGATCAGCAGGCCCAGGCACACGTCGTCGTCCGACGGCACGTCACCGGTCTGGAGGTACAGGTTCCGGGGATTCTTCCGGCCCGTGCGCAGCCTCATCGGCTCATCACCACCGTGGCGTATGCGGAGAAGGACGCCCAGAGCAGGACGTAGGAGCCGAACCACGCGACCAACCGGAGCGTCATCGAGCCACCTCCCGGCGCCACGCGGCGCGCTCACGGGCCCGGCCGATCCGGCGCGAGCGCGCGGGGCGGATCGACAGGCCACCGACGAACGGGCCACGGTTCGCGTGCAACTGGCCGGACAACGCGAGCATCCTCATGCGGGCACCAGCCCTCTCCCCTGGTGAGCGATGCTCAGCGCGGCGTACAACAGGTCGTCGTGGTGCCGGACACCCCTGGTCAACAGTTCGGACACGTATCCGGACAACAGCCGGTGCAGATCACCCTGATCCACCCCGAGGTCGGTAGCCAGCACACCGAGATGCGTCCATGCGCCCTCGGTCACCTTGGCCGCCTTCTCGGCGGTGATCGGGCCGACCCAGTGATGGAGCTCGTGCCGGGGCACCTCGGACCACCGGCCGCGCCGCTCCTGCGGTGTGGCCAGCCGACCACCGGCGAGCTCCAGCGCGCGGTACACCGCGAGCTTGCACGCGGCGTTGAAGACCCGCTCCGGGGAGGGCAACGGGGCGGGCGCCATCGTCAACGCCTCGATGCGGGCGCTGAGACGGTCCGTGAGCGCCCGAGCCTCGTTAGCCGGTAGCTCAGGCGCGGTGCCGCCATTCGGCGGGCTGTCGTCGCTCTCAGCGTCTTCCGGGTCGTCGCCGTCCGCGTTCTGGTCGGCAGTCGCGGGCAGACCGACCGACTTGACCTGAGGCAGGCCGAGCGCGGTCTGAATCGCCGGGTCCAGGATCAGGTCGGGCTGGGTCTGGACCAGCTTCAGCAGGATCTGTGCGGCGCGCTCCCGCACGCTGGGCATCTGCTCCGGGTCGAACGCGCCCGCCTTGACGGTCTCCTCGTCACTGATCAGGAACCGGTCGTGCAGCTGGAGTGCCTCCTCCAGCCGGTTCGGCTTGGCCGCCAGCGTGGACGTGTCGAACGCGAACGCGTACCGCTCCGGGTTGGCGATGCCCATCGAGGCCAGCGCCAGCTGAAGGAACCCGCGCGTCAGCGCGTCGGCCACCAGGCCCAGGTATCCCCGGATCCAGCGGATGCCCTCTTCGGAGATGAGCCATGCCGTCCAGTGGTTCGCGTCCGAGATGCCGGTCAGCACCTCGGCCGGGATCTCCACCGAGGACGCAAGGCGCGCGATCGCCTTGTCCTTCATCGGCGTAATCTCCGCCGACAGTTCGGACCAGAACGTCAGCGGCTTGATCTTGTCGAGATGCTCCATCATCTCGGCGGGCAGCGTCGCCATGAGCGGCACCATCGAGGAAGCGCGCGACTGATCCGTCAGCGATGCGGCAGCGGCGCGCTGGAGGTAGGCCATGAACCCGGCCAGGCCTGCCGGGTCGCTCTCCTCGCGGGGGAAGTCCACGCCCTCGGGGAGGAACAGGATGCCCGCGCCGGTGAGGCGGGAGTCCAGTTCGGCGAACTCGCGCTTGGTCAGCAGCTCGATCTCACGCAGCGGCACGATCGCGGCGCGCGTGAACGAGTCGGCCTGGTCGGTGTCGTTGGGGTGCGGGCGCCAGCACCGGATCAGGATGTCCACCTGATCGGTCAGCGTGAGTGAGCCACCGCCGAGCACCTTGGGCCGACGGACCTTGACCGCGTCGCCCTGCTTCTTCAGGGCCGCGCCGGTCACCACGAACCAGGCGCCGATCGCCGTCTCAGGGGAGGTGGCCGCGCCCTCACCGACGATCCAGCACTCACCGCCCACGGCCAGGTCGACTCCGGCCAGCCGGAGCATGTCGTCGCGGGCGTTGCCGACCCCGAGCGGGATGCCCGCCAGTGCGCTGATGCGCTTGTCGGTGGTCTCGCCGATCTCCTCGCCGCGCTCGTCCAGTTCGGCCACGTACATGCGCGCCTGGGCCAGGCTGTCACCGACGCGTCCGGCGAGCTTCCGCAACTCGGGGATGATGTCGTAGAGGCGCCAGCCCTCCACCTGCCATTCGGTGTTGCCGAACTTCCAGGTCTTCCACGAACTGGCCGAGCCCAGCTCCACCACGGCGGTCGCGGCGCTCAGAGCTGGCCGGTCTACACCGTGCCGGTACGTCAGGTCATGCCGTCGCCGGAGGGCCACCGGTTACCTCCCCAGGTTCGAGATGGCGCCGGTCACCTGGCTGAATGCCAGGGCCAGGGCCGGGATCAGCATGATGGGCGAGTCGCCCCAGTACCAGGCCAGGGGAGCGACGACCAGGGACACCCACATCCCCGCGCACCACGGGCACTGGATCAACTCGGCGACGAACGACCCCAGCGTCGCGGGCCTGTCGTCCAGCCAGTTGATCAGCGCGTCGCGCACAGGTTCGGTGATCGAGTCGGACACGACCAGGCCGGTGATCCGCGATACGGCCAGCGTGTAGATCAACAGCTGGAGCCACACGGGGATCGTCATGAGGGTCATCGTACGGGTACAGGGGACATCTGGGCCTCAGTGCCACGTTGACACTGCACTGTCAGATGATCCATCCGCTGACCATGTACCCCAGGTCCGAGTCCCACTTCGCCTTACGGAGCGCTCCGAACTCGATCAGCATCTTGCCGAACCTCATCTGGTGTACCGGCTCACGCCCCTGCCGCTCCATCGCCAGCTTGTACCTGCGGTAGAGGTCGGACGCCGGGTGATGCGTCCCGGGTCGTAGCCCTTCGAACGCGGCCTTGACGTCGGCCAGCACCTGAGGCGATAGGGGAGGGGGAGGAGACGACAGGGGCCGCCACACCGCGCGCCCCATCAGGAGACCCGGGTAGCGCGACGGGTGATGAACCAGCACCGGACACGGTGCCCGTCGATGACGCGGGTCAGCCGCTTGTATCCAAGCTCTGTCAGCACGCCGCCGAACTTCCGGTGGGTGACGGGTTCCAGGTCATCCTCCTTCGCCATCGCCACGTACCAGCGGTACAACTCCGCGCTTGTGTAGGTACCGGGTCCGCCGATGTCCTCGATCAACGCGCGCAGGTTCTCGGGCGTCAGGTCGGCCAGCTTCCGGGGCTTCAACCCAGTGTCACTCGACATGCCACCAGCTTACACCCAGAGGTAACGCGTCATCGGGGGGACCTCGATCCTAGAAGGGGCTAGTTTTGGAGCCCCGCGCTCTATACGCGTATCACGCGGTAACGCGTCTGCGTGATGCGTTACCTCAAGGGGAGTTTTTCCAAGGACTGGGGAGAAACCAGTTCCTTCCTCCCTTGAGACCCACGCTGACCTGCATAGCTTCAAAGTCAGCGTGGGGGGACCCATTTTGTCCGTTTTGAAATACGAGCAACTCGGACACACCCGTTGTATACCGGGACACATCCCCCACAACCCTCAACCTTCACTTGAGGTTTAGGTATATATGCGGGGACATCTAACTCACATCCCAGGCATGCCTGTTACCTTAGCCATTAAGACATCTCGGCGGCCGGGTCTCAGGGCAGGCAAAAGGCCGGTTGACCAGGGAGAACAGGGGAGAGACAACCTGACAGTCGTCCCCGTCATCGCTTGAACCTTCAACCGATCCGGCCGACAGGGCCAGCCGAGCGGGGTGCGGGTCCGGCATCGTCACGGTCTTGTTCGCGATCGTCGTGATCCGGCGCCTGCACTTGTGACCGGGCGCCACCCCACACTCCGGGCACACCACGTCATACCCCGTCCCGGAGCGCTGACTGCGACGCTCGGGGTGGAACGAGTCCATCGGGATCAGCGCCCCGTACCCGCCCCTGCCGGTCAGGCACCGGAACCCCGGGCCCACACCGCACACCGGGCAGGTCCGCGAGAGCGCGCCCGTGGGCGCCCCGTGCCACCCCCGGCCCATCCCCCTCGTCATCAGATGTCCTCCCACTCACTCCCGATGCCGCGCCGGATCACGGTGCCGTCGTACTTGGCGAAGTGGGTCGCCCAGTCCTTGCCCGCTCCCCTGACACACCTCCGGGCCCAGTCCTCCCGAGAGGCCTCCTCGTAATCCGAAGCCCTCTGCTCCATCTGCGCCAGCACGGCCTTAAGCGCCTCCCGGGACCCCTCCCCGTACGGGTCCGGCGTCCGGCATTCGCTCTCCGGGGCCACCTCGCTGTGTATGTGCGACGGATTGACGCACGGGACGACCGGCGCCGGGTGGTGCTCACGCCGGTACCCGCACCCGACCGACATCGTGACCACGCCCGTGGTCGCCGGGTCGCCGCTGCCCTTACCGCCGATCATCGCCGCGCAGTACTGCCCGTCCCCCTCGAACGGGTGGTCCCGCATCGCCTCAGCCCGCGATCGCGCCTTGCGTTCCTCCGCGTCAGCCCGCTCCGCCGGGGAGGAGCCCATCACCGGGTACCCGGTGTCCGTCTTCTCCCGCACGTGCCAGCCGGGCGGGTCGTCGTCCTTCACCTCTCTTACCGCGCGCGAGGCTTTACCGGATCGCGTCTGCGCAC